CAAGCGGCCGATGCTGTCCGACCTTCGGGAATCCGGCTCCATCGAGCAGGACGCCGACGCCGTCCTCTTCCCCTTCCGCGAGGTCTATTACCTCCAGAAGGCAGAGCCGAAGGCGCATACCGACGCCCATCTGGAATGGGAAATGGAGGTCGCCGGCCTGCGCACGCGCATGGACGTCATCATCGCCAAGAACCGTCACGGGTCCGAGGGCAGCGAGCCCCAGGACTATCGGGCCGAGATCGACCTCATCACCAACACGGAGCGCACCTGATGAAGAAGGGTCAGAACTTCTATCGGCGCGATCCGTCCAAGGCGCTGTCCGGCATGATCGGCCTGAGCCTGGAAGAACGGGGCGTCTACAACACCGTGCTCGACCTGCTCTACAGCACCTGGCGCCCGCTGGAGGACGATCGCGCCTTCCTGGCCAACTGGTGCGGTTGCGCCGTCCAGAAGCTGAACCCCATCGTTCGTCGCCTGATCGAGAAAGGCCGGCTGATCACCTTCGAGGAAGGCGGCCGGACCTACCTGTCGGATGAGGCCTTCGAAGCCGAACGGTCAGCCGTGAAAGGTGCTGCCGAAACCCGTTCGGGACGCGCTCAGATCGGTGAGAAGTCAGGAGAAGTCGGAGAGAAGTCGGCAAGTGTCGAGCAGAACCCAGGACTTCTCGACCGTTCGGACGAGGAAAAACAACGACTTGCAGCCTTAGAGAAGAATAGAGAAGAGAAGAAATACCCCCCTACCCCCCAAGGGGGGCGCCGCAAGCCCAAGCGGTCGATCCCTGATGGCTTCCCCGAACAGCCTCTCATCGACGAGCAGCAGGCCAAGGCCCGAGCGGCTGGGGCCAACATCGACATCGCCAATCAGGCTGAGCGGTTCAGGAACTGGTCGATCAGCAAGGACAGCCGCTACGCCGACTGGACCGCGACGTGGCGGAACTGGTGCGACCGAGCGATCCGTGATGCGCCGAAGACCGCCGTCGCGTCGCTGGCCCAGCGTCAGGCCCAGGCCCAGCCCGATGAGCGCTGGCGCCGCTGGATCCGCGAGTACCGCCAGAACCGCTACTGGCCCAAGGACGACGCCGGCCCCGCCCCAGGCGCGCCCGGCTGCCGCGTCCCGCAAGCCATCCTTGCCGAGTTCGGGTTCAGCCCGGCTGCGGCAAACGACACCCCCAAGCCTGACCTGTTCGAAGGAGGAGCGGCGGCATGAGTGATCCCGATACAGCAACCGTCGTCGCGCTACACGGCGAGCCTTCAAGCCTTGCGTTCCGACAGCGCATCGCGGTCGACATCGTCGGGTCGGTCGAGCGCTTTGAAGCAGCGGGGGACGTTCCGACGGGCGCCGTCTGGGTCGTGTTCGATGACAACGGGGCGTTCCGCACCGGATGGTCCGCCGAACAATCCGCCCTGCCCTCCACAGCCATCATCGGCATGGCGATCGCCGCCCTCACCAGGAACGACCAATGAGCAAGCAGTCCAAAGCCAAGGCGAAGCTCCGCAAGGGCCGCTACGCCAAGCCGTCGCCGCCCCGGATGATCGGGGCCAACGACAACCACCCCGCCGCGGTGAACGACAACGCGGCGCCGGTGACGATCCGGGGGGTCCGGCTGACCCAGGGCCAAGCCTATCGCTTCGCCAAGGCCCAGGACGATCTGGCCAGCGATAGCCTGGAGACGCGCCGCGCCGGTCACCGTGCGCTGGAACTGCTGGACGCCGAGCTGGGCGCCAAGGTGCTGGCGGACAATGTCGGTGACGCCCTTGAAGAACGCCGCGGCCTTGAAGCCCTGCGTGGCATCGTCATCGACAAGTCGAACGTCGAGGGCGCCGTCGGTGCGCCTCGGATTGCCCGCGATGGTCTGGAAACCCTGCTGACCGCCAACTCTATCAGCCGGACCCAACATGCCGCCGGCCTGCTCTACCGCGCCGACTATGAGCGGATCGACCCGGAGAAGATGCTGACCCCGCCCCAGCTGGACCCGGAGAAGCTGAACGTCGTCAGAGGCGGCGACGGCTGGGACCACAAGCGCCGGGAGATCGAGGAACGGGTCTTCGGCATCCACCTCATGATCTGCGGCGTCGATGCGCCAACGGAGACGGAGCGGCGGGCGCTTCCCCGGCTGCCGGCAAATCACCCGGCGATGCGGGCGATCCATGCGCTTGTCGAGATTGCGGGGAAAGGCGAAAACATCTTCGAAATGTCCAAGAGCGGATCGGTCCGCGCCCGCATCCGAGAAGACTTGATTTTCGCGCTGGACGCGTGCGCTATCAGCTACGGATTGGAGTGAGACTTTGGCCAGGGTCAGTTACGACGCGCTGCAAGGTTACGAGCGGCTGACAGCTGTGGCTGAACGCGTTGATCTTGAGGCTGCTAAAATCCTCACGGTCCATGTGGCGCTTGAAGCGGAAATGGACGCTGTCCTTTCGAAAATTCTCCCTCGCGCGGACCGCATGCGGAAAATCGGTTTTCCCAACAAGGTGAGGGTCTTGGAAGCAGCGTGGGTCGGCGACCCAGAAGCAGGCGATCGAGCTTGCGCGGTCCTAGCGCGCTTCAACGATCTTCGAAACTCGATCGCGCATGGAGATCGGGAGGCGCAAGCCGGCTGCCGAAAGTCACTGGTTTCAGCCTACCAACAGATCAACAATCGCGCCCGCGACGACATTGACGTGCTGGAGATCGCCCAAGGCGTATGCCTATTCCTTGGAGACGGTCCAACCGTTGAAACTCTCGAGCGCTTCAAAGAATCTCTCGCCGAAATGACAGCGGCATTGAACGCCGCCACTGCCGGGTTCCGCAATATACGGATCGAGATCCCCGCTATGCCCGACTTCTCGGCCCTGTTGACACGGGACAAGTAATCGCGGACACACGCCAAGAGCGCAAGACGCGCCCGATCAGCCCCGACCCGCAACGGCCGGGGCTTTTTCGTGCCCGCTGACCATGTTCAGACCCTAACCTGTGAGGTTAAAGGGCCGATCGCTCAGTCGGTCTTGCTCGCCCGAGTACGAAGGCCACGAGCCGCCTTAAGGCATTCGGCATACGTATCTAGGATATAAGCGCGGTCACAGTTCGTGAAGTAGTGACCCGAATGCTTTTCCTCGGTAGAGGCGATGTCGAGTAGTAGAGCGTAAGCCACTTCTGCGGCGCTTTTTCCGCCTTGAATTGAAACGCTATCGGCCATCAGCGTTGGCCCTTCTTCTGATCCTGGCCAAGCGCGCTAGCTGCAAGCGTATTGATCTGCGACTTTGTGGGCTTGACCCTACCTGCAAGGACGTTGCTGGCGAGGGTAGAGACCTTCGGCGAGGTCTGCCTGACGGGGGTTTTGGCCATGATGGCCTCCTTAGTTGCGACAGCATGATTCGCTGACACGCACAGGCTGATCCGATACCGCCGGTATGGAAGCCACAAAACACGCGCCGTGGTGGACAGATCCACAATCCTTGTGGACGTAGGAGGCCGAATGGCTCGCCCCAGCCTCTTCAACGACGCGACTGCCGAGGAAATCTGCATCCGCATCATGTGCGGTGACAGCCTCGCCGAGATTTGCCGTGACGATGAGATGCCCGCCTATCGCACCGTCATGCGGTGGCTGAAGGACGACCAGACGTTTCGGCAGAACTACGCGTCCGCGCGCGAGGATCAGGGCCACGCTGACGCTGACGCCATCGCCGACATAGCCAAGCGGATCATCAAGGGCGAGATCGACCCGGCCGCCGGCCGCGCCGCGATCGACGCGCTGAAGTGGACGGCCGGTAAGCGCCAGCCCAAGGCATACGGCGACAAGGTTGCTTTGGTGGGCGGGGGCAAGGACGACGCACCGATCCGCCATTCACACGCCTTCGACCTGACCGACGCGACCGACGAGGAGCTTGATGTCCTTGAAGGCTTCATCCATCGTCGAGCTTCCAACGCTGGAGGAGATCAGGGCGGAACGGGCGCGGCGGAAGGCCGAGACTGACCGCAACCGGCTGATTGAACGCCAGGGCGAGATCCGCGCCCGCTGCGATAGCCTTCACGGCTTCATCGAAGAGCACTGGCACATCCTGGAGCCCAAGCGTCCGTTCAAGTCCGGCTGGGCGCTGCGGGCGATGTGCCGACATCTTGAGGCGGTCACCGCTGGGCAAATCCAGTTCCTGCTGATCACCATCCCGCCCGGCATGATGAAGTCGCTGGTCCTGGTGTTCTGGACGGCATGGGAATGGGGGCCGAAAGGCCGGCCCGATCTTCAGACCCTGGCCACGTCGTACAGCCAGGCCAACGTCCTTCGCGACAACCTCAAGCTCCGGCGCCTGATCGAGAGCGACCAATACCGCGCGCTCTGGCCCCTCACCCTGCGCGCCGACCAGAACGCCAAGGGCAAGTTCGAAAACACCGACAACGGGTTCAGCGAGGCTCGCCCGTTCAGTTCGATGACCGGCGGCCGGGGCGACCGGGTCAAGGTCGATGACCCCCACTCGACCGAGAGCGCCGAATCCGACGCCGAGCGCGAGACCGCCGTCCGCATCTTCCGCGAAGGCATCTCCGACCGGATGAACGACGTAACGACGTCGGCCATCGTGATCATCATGCAGCGCCTGCACGCCAAGGACGTGGCGGCCGTGGCGCTGGAACTGGACATCGGGTTCGTCCACCTGAACCTGCCAATGGAGTTCGAAGCCGAGCGGATCGGCGACGACGGCAAGGTGACCGGCGGGCCCTGTCGGACATATGTCGGCGGCGAGCTGTTCTTCAAAGACCCGCGCACCATCGAAGGCGAACTGCTCTTTCCCGAGCGCTTCCCGGCCCCCGAGGTCGCCAGGCTCAAGAAGGCCAAAGGGTCATACGCCTGGGCAGGTCAGTATCAGCAGCGCCCCTCCCCGCGCGACGGCGGCATCTTCCAGCGCGAATGGTTCAAGACCGCAACCGTTATCCCCGCCGGGCCGAAGCGCACCGTGCGGGCTTGGGACGTTGGGGCCACGGAAGGCGGCGGCGACCCCAGCGCCGGCGTCCGATGCACACAGGTCGGATCAGGCGAGGAAGCCCTCTACTACTTCACCGACGCCCGTGTGGGTCAGTGGAGCCCGGCACAGTTCGAAGCGCAGATGAAGCTGACGGCGGCGGCTGATACGACCGAAGTCACGGTTCGCCTCCCCCAGGATCCCGGCGCCGCCGGCAAGGGCTACGTCCAGACGCTGGTGAAGAAGCTGCCCGGCTACACCGTCAGGACCGAACAGCCGACCGGCTCCAAGCTTACCCGCGCAACCGGACTGGCCACCCAGGCCGAGGCTGGCAACGTCTTCATTCTCACGACAGGTGACCCGATGCGCGACGCCTGGATTGAACCTTTCATCGACGAACTCTGCACGTTCCCCTCGGCCGCGCATGACGATCAGGTGGACGCCGCGGCTGACGCCTTCAACGAGCTGGCCCTCGGTCAAGTCTCGACCGTCGCCATGTTCCTGAAGAGCCGGCACCGCGGATGAGCGCGCGCCAGATGCTCGTGAACCGGGCGACCCGCACCCTACAGGGTATGTTCCCCGGCTTCTTCGGAACGGCGAAGCACGACCATTACAAGGACTTCGGCTATCCGGCTGAGGTCACGTTCGAACTGGCCTACCACGCCTACACCCGCACCGGCCTCGGCAGCGCTGGCGTAGATAAGACGGTGGCCAAGACCTGGCAGGACGCGCCCTGGCTTCAGGAGTTTGCTCGCGACAACGGCGACGACACCCCAGAGACCAAGCTTGAGGGCAGAATCCGCAAGCGCTTCGCCGAACTGCGCGTCTGGCAGCAACTCGCCGAGGCGGATCGGCGCGGCCTCGTCGGGGCCTATGCAGGCGTCATTCTCCAGCTGGCGGACGACAGGGCGTTCGATCAGCCCGTCACGCGCGTCAGTGGCGGCCTTGAGGGCTTGGTCGAGATCATCCCAGCCTGGGAAGGCCAGCTGACCATCAGCGAGTGGCACACCGACCAGAAAGACGCCAAGACCTACGGCAAGCCCAAGATGTTCGCCTTCCAGGAGGCGGCCGTCGATCGCTCCACCTCCCAGCCTCGGCAGTTCAACGTCCACCCCGACCGGGTCGTAATCTGGTCGAAGGACGGATCGGTCAACGGCCGGTCGTTCCTGGCGCCGGGCTACAATGACCTGCTGACGCTGGAGAAGATCAGCGGCGCCGGCGGCGAGGGCTTCTGGAAGAACGCCAAGTCCGGCCTCAGCCTGCAAATCGACAAGGACGCCAACATCACGAGCATGGCCCAAGCCATGAACGTCGAGGTGTCAGAAGTCGTCGACAAGATGGAAGAGCAGGTGAAGGACTTCAACGCAGGCTTCGACGCCTCGCTGTTGATGCAGGGCATCACCGCCACGCCGATGCAGGTCTCCCTGCCCTCGCCCGAGCACTTCTGGGCCGCGCCGCTTCAGTCCTTCGCCGCCTCGATTTCGATGCCGCTGAAGATCCTTGTTGGGTCGCAGTCGGGCGAGCGAGCCAGCACAGAAGACGCCGCAGAGTGGAACAAGACCGTGATGGCGCGCCGCACGGGCATCGTCATCCCGAACATCATGGACATCGTCCGCCGCCTGGTCCGCTTCGGCATCCTCGCCGACAAGGACTGGAATCTCGACTGGTCCGACCTGACCGAGACCTCGCAGGAAGCCAAGGTCGCGCTCGCCGACAAGATGGCCGACGTGAACCAGAAGATGAAGGACACAGGCGAGTTCGTCTTCACGACCGAGGAAATGCGCGGCGTGACCGGGCGCGAGCCTCTGAAGGACGCCGAGAAGTATCGGGACGAGCAGCCCGACCCCGACGAAGAGCAGGACGCCCTGGACCTGCCCGAGACCGAAGACGAGCCGGCTCCGGCCGCCTGACCCACCCACAATCGAAGGAGGCCCGCGTGCATCAGCCCGCAGCGCCGACGCGCGCCTTCCTGGTCAACAAGGGCCTGACGGCCGGTGATCAGGTCCGCGTCAACATCCGCACCCTGGCCAACTCGGCGGCGATCAAGCGCGAAAAGCGCAACGGGCGCGACGTGATCATCGTGCCCTCGGCGACCCTGCCCGACGACGTCGTGATGAACGACATCCTCTATCCCGCCGCCGAGATCGCCAAGTCGTTCAAGACCCTGGAGCGCACACCTGCCCCGCTGGGACACCCGTCGGTCAACGGCAAGTTCCTGTCGGCCCGGGACCCCGAAGGCCTGAACCAAGGTTGGATCGGCGCCTGGAACGAGAACGTGCGCCAAGAGGGCGGCCGCGTCATGCTGGACAAGGTGATAGACGTCGAACGCGCCAACCAGTCCGAGGGCGGCAAGCGCGTGCTGGCAGCCATCGACGCCGGCGATCCGGTACACACCTCGACCGGCCTGCTGGCCATCATGGACGCCGCCAATGGCGACGTTCCCTACAAGTTCACCGCTCGCGACATCGAGTTCGATCATGACGCCATCCTTCTGGACGAAGACGGCGCCGCCACTCCCGATCAGGGCGTCGGCATGATGGTCAACTCGGCGGGCAAAGAGATCCAGGTCGTCAACTCGGTCTTC